GGGGATGGCCAACAGTGCCTGACGACATTGAACAGGCCACCTACATCCTCAGCGCCGACCTATACAAGCGCAAGGATTCCATTGGTGGCGTCCTCGGCCTTTCAGAACTCGGCGCCATCCGTATGTCACCACTCGGCCGCGACATTGCTGCAATGGTCCGCGCCTACCGTCGCGAGTTCTTCGCGTGAACCCCACACCCGTCCGCGCAGGCCTGGCCACAGCGATCGACACTATTGCCGGCTTGCGCGTATTCGATTACGTGCCCGACTCAATCGCACCGCCCGCCGCTGTCATTGAACCAGTCGAGGTTGAGTTTGACGAAGCCATGGTGCGAGGCCTTGACAAATACCGCGCCTACGTGCTCGTAATTGTCGGCCGCATGAGCGAACGCGGAGCAGCCGACCGCCTTGACAACTACCTGGCAGGATCGGGTGTTTCAAGTGTTAAAGCTGCAATAGAAGCAGACAGGACCCTTGGCGGCGCTTGCGATAATTTGCAAGTCACGGACGCCAACCCGCGCACTGTTACAGTGTCAGGGGTGGACATGCTCGCCTACAGATTCGGAGTAGATATATATGGCTAGTTACAAGATCATCGCAGACAACAGCACCCTCGGCCCATTGGGGACGACGGTGACAGAAACCGAAATCCTCGCGGCCTCGTGCACAGTTGAACAACTGATCGAGCACGGAGTTATCGAAACCACAAAGCAAACCACCAAGGAAAAGGACTAGTCAAATGGCTATTTTCGTACTAACCGACGCCACCGTAACCATTAACACAGTGGCCCTATCGGAATACCTCCGCGCCGTTACCGTCAACTATGAGCGCGACTCTATTGAAGTCACCACAATGGGCACAGGCGGCGCAGCTGCACAGGGCCACCGTTTTACAGGTGGTTTGCAGAACCTCAGCGTGACGTTGGAACTACTCAACGACGAAGCCGCCACCAAAACAGCGGCCACACTGTTCTCCGCTACGGGCTCCGGTACTAATACCCTCGTAGTTAAGAACACCTCCACGGGCGACACGTATACCTGTTCCAATATGTTCCTCCAGGCCTCGACCCCCGTGGTTGGTTCCGTTGGGGAGCTCTCGGTTCAGAGTGTCACCTTCACAGGGGGAACGCTCGTAAAGAGCTAGGCCATGTCTCTCAAACTCACCGTCAAGCACAAAGACGGCTCCGAGAGCCGCACAACAATCACCGCATCCACAGAAGTTGCATTTGAGGAACATTTCGGCAAGGCCTGGGGCGAAGCATTCAGCGAGGACCACCCGCGAAGTGCCTACCTGTACTTCGCCGCATGGCATTCGATCTTCGACGACGGGCGCACCCCGTTAGATTTCAAGCCCTGGCTCCGCACGATGGAGTCCTTCGAGGTTGAATTGCCGGAGGAATCCGACCCTTTAGACCCGGCAGCACCTCCTGGCTAATAGGGGCCATGGCGGTCCGCACCGGCATCAGCCCCCTAGACCTATTAAAGACACCGCCCACCATCCTCGCCGTTATGGTCCGAGAATTGTGGCCCGACACTAAAACCACCGGAGGCGACGCATGGCAACAACTGGCAGCTATGGCTACCGCCTAGAAAGCGGTGGACGTTTAGAAATCGAAGGCCTCAAAGAAGTCCAACGCGATCTCCGCGCACTGTCAAAAGACAGCCGCGACGACATGAAAGACACCCACCGCAAGGCCGGCGAAATAATTGCAGTAGCCGCGAAGCCACTGGCGCCCAACCTTACGGGGCGCCTTTCGTCGACAATCGTTTCGGCACCTACTCAACGCCAGGGACGGGTAAGAATTGGCCGCGGTCAAAGTGTGCCGTATGCGGGGCCCATCCATTTCGGGTGGCCAGCTCGAAGGATTAAACCGCAGCCCTTTATTTATGAAGCGTTAGACGGCCGCCGCGATGAAGTGCTAAAAGTTTACGAGCAGCGCATGGATCAACTCATCCGGGCGCATGATTTCGCACCGGGGCAGCGCCCTACTAACGCGGGCTAGAATCGAGAACAATGGCAAGCAAATCTATCTCCATTCCGGTCACAGGTAATACCGCCCCGTTGCGGCAATCGTTGACACGTGCCGAACGCGACCTGCAGAGATTCGCAAACGACTCGAAAGCCAAAATGAAGTCGGCGGCGTCCGCGTTTGCCGTTGCCGGTGCAGCCGTTGGCGGCATGGGCGTCGCAATCTATTCGGGTTTCCAAAAGGCAGAGCAGGCCAACAAACGGGTGGCGCAGATCGCAAAAAGCATGGGCTTGTTTGGTATGCAAACGGGCCAGGTGGTTCGCCGGCTGCAGGAATTGGGCGACCAATTAGAACGCGAAACGGGGCTCACTGCAGAGAGCATTAAGGAAACGCAAGCCAAGCTCCTCACGTTCTCACAGATAGCAAAAACGGCAGACGAAGCAGGTGGCGCATTTGACCGCGCCACGAAAGCCGCGATCGACATGGGCGCCGCAGGGTTTGGCGAGGCCACCATGAACGCGGTGCAGCTCGGCAAGGCCCTCCAAGACCCCATTAAGGGCGTGACAGCCCTGGCGCGGTCCGGCATCACTTTCACGACGCAAGAACGCGAAAAAATCCGCACCCTTGTCGAATCAAACAGGATGCTGGAAGCGCAAGACATGATCCTTAGCGCGGTAGAGCAGCAGGTCCAGGGCACCGCAGCGGCAACAGCTACAGCCACGACCAAAATGAAAAACAGCCTCGGCGAAATCACAGACCTAGTTGGCGAAGCACTCGCCCCCGCGTTTGACGCCGGCGCCGTCGAAATGCAAAAGTTCTCAGCGTGGGCCACCAAAAACGCCCCACTGGTTGCAGCCGTCACCGTTGCCGTCGGCGGCCTAACCGTGGCTCTGTTCGCCGTTAAAGCGGTTATGGCTACAGCTACGGCAGTGTCCGCGGCCTACGCCCTGGCGCAGACAGGTTTGGCATCAGCCAACCTTGCGGTGCAGATCTCCACGGGTATCGGTATCGCCACCGCAGCCGTCGCACTTGCCGCCATCGTCGCAATGACCGCCAAGGTTTACGGCAACGCGAAGGCGCTACGCGAACAGGCTGCAGCAACCAGCCAGGTCACAACGGAGACGGGCATCATGAAAAACATGATCGACCGCGGCAGGGAAGCCAACGAAAAAGCCGCAGCAGCCGAGGCCGCAGCCACCGAAAAACAAAACAAAGCAGCCGAGGCAGAAAAAACACGCTACGCCAACCTGAAGAAAGGCCTGGCAGACGCCAAGCAAGCAATCCGCGCATACGTGCAGGAAATCAGCACCGCAATCAACTCGCAAGTCAACCTCGGCGCCGCATTCAGCGAGGCAGCAAACTCCCAAACGGACAGCACCGAACGCCTCAACGAAGCACTCAAAGAACGCCGCGAAGCGTATGCCGTTCTCCAGCAGGCGCAAGCCACCGGCAGCGCCAACGACTACGCCAACGCCCTAGACGGTGTTGCAAAAGCCGAACAGAATGTCAGCGACGCGCAAGCAGTCAAACCCAAAAACTACGCTGCAATCTTCGCCGAACAAATCGCAGCCGCTAAAGCATTCGCCGGCTATGTCGGGCAGCTCGCCAAGGCAGGGCTGTCAAAAGCAGGGCTTGGGCAGATTCTCGACCTCGGACCCGTGGCAGGTGCACAAGTGGCCAAGGACCTACTCGCAGGCACGTCAGGCATGAGCATCAGCGGCCTCAACAAAGACCTCGCAGAGATCTCAGCAACAGGCACCGCCGCAGGTATGTCAATACCTGGCTTCACTGAGGCACTAAACACAACCGTAGGCCGAACCGGTCCAGGCGACTACTACATCACCATCCAGGCGGGTGTCAGCTCCCCCACCGATATCGCGCAGACAGTCACGACAGTATTGAAGGACTACGGCGCGAAAACTGGCGGGGTGGATATAAAAGTGAAACGCCCCAAGGCGTCAACCGGTAGGCGGCGCAAGTAATGGGGTACCCGTCCGTCGAGGTAGAGATCGCATTTGCAAACTCCCCTTATGCAGGCGTAGGCATTACCTGGGTAAGTGTCACCCAATGGATTAGAGAAGTAACAGTACGCCGCGGCCGTTCCGATGAGTTTCAAGACTTCGACACAGGCACCGCCACCATCGTCCTAGATAATCGCGACCGCCGTTTCGACCCGCTAAACACCTCCTCGCCTTACCACCCGAACGTGCAGCCCCGCAAGCAAATCAAGATCTCCGCAGTTAATGGCCTTACGACCCACGAAGTATTCCGGGGATACGTTGACGGGTGGCCAGTTTCAATTACAGACGCCGGATTCGATAGCACCGTAACGATCGAGTGTTACGACGTTTTAGGCCTTTTAGCCGAGGAAGAACTACCCGACGACCTAGCCGACTCCTACATTCGCAGCCTCGCACCGCTGCACTACTGGCCACTCAATGACCCCATTGACGGGGTGAACTACATCACCCAACGCCTACAGGATTACGGCAGCAGAGCCCAACCCTTAGCGCCCGCGGGTGCATTTCGTACAGCCAACTGCGAGGGCCTTGCCGTAGGCCTAGCCGATACCGCGGTATCTGTCGCGGAGACTGAGTTTGTTAACGCCTGGCGATTTAGCGGTCCAACATTTACGCCTAGTTCCGGGTTTGGTTCACTGTCCGTTTGGTTTCAAGCCCCCGCAGCTCTTAGCGTAGTAGTGGCCGACTGGGGTTTGCTTACTAGCTGCAACACTGTCTATGACAGCACTACCAGCCAACTAGTAGTGCAAATGTTGGACGGCACCAACCTCCGCGATTATGTCGGCACCATCTCACTCGATCTCAGCATCTCGCACCACCTCGTAGTCAACACCAACCAAACAGCAGGGACAGTGCATTCGGTATATGTTGACGCCCAACCCGTCACCATGACCCTCGCAAGCACAAGCTCGTTTCCTACTGGCCTTTTTGAGTATTTCGACACAGGCGAAGGACGCAAACAACAGGCCGCAGTATTTGGCGCCGTTCTCACAGCCGACGTTGTGCAGACGATCTACCAACTAAGCCGCGCAGCCATCACAGAAACCACCGCCGCGCGATTTACCCGGTTAATTGGCTACACCCCGCTGCCTCCCACCGCATACATAACACCCGAACGCACCGTCGCCAC